TATTGCGATTTGGGGCTATTTCCATACATTTGTACAAACCTAACCCATGCCCGAATACCACTCCCTCCGACCTGCCAAGGCCCTGACAAACGCCTTGGAACGGCTGATGATCGCCATTGACAACGCTGATCTTGAAGGCAACCACGCCCTGCTATTGGAATATCGGAAAGCCTGTGAGTTACTTGGCTACGATCCGGCCATGGCTCAATGGGCAGGGACCAAGGAGGTCCACCTATCCAGCGGTCCCGACGTTGCCGACCCTGTTGCGGTCAACTACTTTCACAAACTAAACCCCGAAGAATGAGAACCATCACCCACCTCGTCGTCCATTGTACGGCTACGCCTAAGCATACAACCATCGCCTCCATCCGCAAGCATTGGAAGGAGGCCCTCGGATGGAAGTCGGTCGGCTACCATCGGATCATTGATTCAACCGGGAACGTAACGGTCTTGGCTCCTGATAGTGCCATCACCAACGGAGTGCAGGGACACAACGCTACGAGCCTCCACGTCAGTTATATCGGAGGCAAGGACAAAGATGACCGTAGTATCGGGCAGCGTCAAGCGATTGCCGTGGTGCTGCTTGATTGGCTCAAGAAGTACCCTCAAGCAAGGATATGCGGACACAGGGACTTTCCGGGCGTTACGAAAGCCTGTCCCCAGTTTAATGCTGAAAAGGAATACGGCTACCTATACCTGACCGCTGCCGGTTAGTACAACCTATCCGCAGGAGTGAAGGTGGCGTGAACTTGAAGTTCGGGACCCTTGTTGTCTTTGCTGGTATTCCGTGAGGTTTCCAGTTTCAGCCAATAGCCTCCCAAAGGCTTCGGGCCTCTTCCTCGCTCAGTATGAAAGCCCATGTAGCCTCCGTCCCATTCTTCCTTGTAAGTAGCCGTACGAAGTTGGTGAATAGGTTTTTGAATGAGGGTTTTGGTTGAACGGTCATAGCGGTGAACCATGTTTTGGTGGTAGTATAATTCGTGGACGTGGCCCATCCAAGTCAAGTCATAGCCTTCGGTCCCGGCAAGGAGCCTCTGATCGTGAATTACTCCGCGGCTGACCGCGCCTCCCCCACTATGCCCATGAAAATAATGCACTACGAAGTTGACTCCACGGATTGTATCGTGCAGCACTCGGATGTCAATGGTTCCTCCGTAGCCCCCAACCTGAACCGCTGACCCTGTGGCGTAGTTGAGGGTGCTGGCAAAGCGTTGCAGGAGGTCCGTTTCCCCGTGCTTGATAATAGCGGTTTCATGATTGCCGTATCCTATCAGCAAGATGTTTTTGGCGTAGGGAGCGAACCATTCCACCGAGGTGTCCACGATAGCGTCAAAGTATCGGTCGGTGTTGTGTTCGGGACGAATCAGGGATTTGTCAGCACGACGGTCATATTTCCCACCCATGCAGCAGTAAGTGTCGCCATTGAGTATGATGGCAGCATTCCGCTTGACGGCTTCGTCCAAGTGATTTTTCAGCAAGCCTCTATCGCAATGGGGGTTGTCCCAATGCAGGTCGCTGGCAAGTAAGAACTCCTGCCCCGATTGGCAGGTTACTTCGTGGATGTTTCGGGTGTGCTTGGTGGCTGGTAGAATCATACGAGGGTTTTAAGTTTGGCATTCTCGGCTTGGAGGGAGTGGATGGTGTGTTCCATTTCCTCTAACCGCTGACGCAAACTTACGACCTCGTTACGAAGTTGTGTTAATTCCTTGTTTTGGGACTCGCTGGTAGCCTGCCACATAGCGAGGACCGCTTGGGCTTGACGAACTTGCAGGGAGTCCGATTCAACACGGCCCTTGGTGAACCAAGCGACCGCTCCACCGACGATTGCAGCAACGCTCCCGACGATGGTGGTTTCGATTAGGTTCACTTCTCGCCCTTTGTTTTATCCAAGGCCATCCAACCTACTGAAAGCAAGGTCAATACGGAACCGATGATTTCGGTGAGAGTGGCTGCATCGATGATGCCTTTGGCAACAAGGGTTCCACCGATAAAGGTCAAAAGGTGGCGAAGTAAAGCGATGACTGCTGATTTCATAAAAGGGAGTTTTGGGGTTTCGGGTGTTTCGGGGTTGCGTTTGCGGAATAATCTCATTTGCTCTTGGGTTTGTTGGCGTTGTAGTCGGCTTCGTATTGTTCCTCCCAACCTGCAAAGGCGTGGACTCCGCAAGGTTCGGGCCAAGTTTCGTACTGGGTAGCCTCTTTGGGAGCGTCGCCCTCCCAAAGGATGTCGTAGCACACAAGGCCGTCCAAGACCCCAAGGGAAACCGCAGCGGTCGTGCCTGTGCATAGAGCCAGCACCTTGTCAGCGTCGGCCTGCTTGGGGAATGCGTACTTGCGGAAGGTAGCCATTAGAGGGTCGTAAGGGCAGCGAGTTCAGCGTTGGTGAGCCTTGTGGTGTAGAGGGCGGCGGAGCGAATGCGGTCGTTGAATGCTTGAGCATCAGACCTACTTGACCCTACGTTTACTTTTATGATAGACGAAAAAGCGAATGTTTGAGTTTGCGTTGCTCCTACTTGCGTTCCATTAATGTACATTGTTGTATCGCCCGACTTGTAAGCAACCGCAACCTTAAAGATTCCAGCAGTTAAAGCGGCTGAGCCTAAGCCTGTTGCCGCACTTTGCGTTGATGAAATCCTGTCAAAATATATTTTGCTATCCGTGAATTTATAGATATCTACTCGGTTGCTGGCCGTTCCATCAGATATTGATGCAATAAATCCGACATTAGCAAAAGTGCGTATATCCACCTCCGCATAAATCGTCCCCTCGGTCTGCCCTATGCAACCGCTGACTGCGCCTGATAGGGTTACCACCTCTGCGTTGCGGGTTCCTGTTGCAATGGTCGTTGCGATTGGCGATGTAGCAACAGGGCCAACCTCGCCTTGTGTAAAGTCCACCTCAATCACGTCGCCACTTACGGCCAAGCGAATACCGATTGTTCCACTTGCAACCGTTTGAGCAGCACAAGCAACTTGCGTGTAAAGGCTTGAAATTGTAACGGTGGTCCAGTTGGTTCCTCCATTGGTCGTTAATTGGATAGCCCCCGTACCCGTTACCCTGCGAATGTATGCCGAGAAAACACGGCTCTGCGATGCGTGGGATAAGGCTTGGAGAACTGTTCCACTTGCAGCCGTTGCGGTTATTGTCGTGCCTCCTGATGCAACTCCATCTGCACCAACGGCATTCTTTGCGGTTGTTACGGTTGTTCCCGACCAAACGGCATTCGTTAAATCTCGGCTATGCAGGGCCAAGTTGGTCGCAGCAGGCTCCACCAACAACGCAGGGCAGCCAGCCGTTCCACCGCTGGTGTAGTAATCCAAGCGAGGCACACCGCTTGCAACGCTCTCAATCAAGCCAGCCGAATTGAATCGGGTCGCAGTAGTCGCACGGGTAACATTGAAGTCCCCCGATGAACCGAGAACAACCCCAGCCGAAGTCGTAGCGATTTGGGTGTAGAGTTTCCCCGTCTTGAATCGGGCAGGGACGATGAGTAAAGATGGGCTTGCAGGCATCTGCTATGCGTTTAAAAGATTATACATTCGAACTTCAAGGCAGTTGATGAAGCGAACCTCCGCAGCGTCAGCCGTGTCGGTATTTGCCCGTTGCATAAACGGCTGCCAAGAGTTGGAATAAAAGACGAAGAAAGCGTATGATTGGAAGGAGTTGATGAATCGGGTTTGGAGGCATCCATTGACCGCAGCCTCCGCAGGCAAAGCCCCGTCAGCGTCTGCACGTTGGTTGAAGGCAAGCCAAAACGGATTGCCACCGCCAAGCAGTTGGTTTGTTGGATAGCCGTAGCCGTAGCCTATCAGCATTGCTTACAGGAATGTAAATCCGATGACCGAACCGACGCTTGGAGTAACGGCAGTAATCTTGCCTCCGTTGCGACCGCTTATCACGATGCCAGCGGAAACTGATTTGCCACTAAAGTTGTAAGCGGATAGCAGGTTTTCACTTCCAGTTCCTGTTAAAGTTGTGAAAGTCGCAGCGGTGTTGACTACAAGGAAGTCGTAGTTCTTCCCGGTAACAAGTCCATCAATGAACTCCATCGTACCACCTTGGCCGAGCATTTGTTGCAGAATAGGTGTAGGCATTTTTTAGCGTTTAATTGTAAATGTAGATTAGACTGGAATTTCACAAACCGAATGGCCGTAAGGGATCTCAAAGGTCATCGTCGCCTGCCACCCTGCCGTGCGGTCATCCCGGCTCTCTACGAAGCGGGTAAGCGATACGGAGGCACTAAGGGTCCAGTCCTCGCTTGGGTCGTTTGTGAGGCTTGAAATAAAGTCCTGTGCTACCTGCAATTGGTCGCTTAAGACCTCATCCTCGTTGTCCTGCCAACCCAACGTAGGGCTGCCCGAAACCACTCCGCCCATCGGCTTAATGGACTCAACTCTATCACTAAAATATACCCCAACCACCAAGTCCAAAGTACCAGCGTCAGTACTTGCAGACTGAACGTCCGCAAAAACGAGCGGATAGACGATTCGCTCACGACTTGGGGTTCGAAGGTTGATGGTGTTGTCCGTGCCGATTGCAAGCGGGTCGCCCGTCCCGAAGGAGTTGACCTGTGGATGAGCATTTGCAAGGTCCAGCAGGGCTTGCTTGATTTTTATCCATGACATAAGTCTGCAGTTTCAGTATGTTTTTTTTGTGTGCGCCCATCGTTAGCAGTCATTACACGCCCCGAATTGACCGTAGGGGTAGGGGTAGTCCAAATTGCTGATTCCCATTCTCCTGTTGCGGTCCAAGACCATCCCGGTGCGGTAGTTGGTAGCGTTCGGGTAGATGGTGTCAAGAGCCGACGGAGGCGAGTTCCACAAGGGGTATGAATTGCGGTTCTCCATCAGGTAGCGAGTGATGCGTTCGGAGTACCACTCGGCATCGTTCTTGACCTTATCGGTCAGCCGGGTGATTTCTTCCATGCTCATTTGGCTTGATTCTTCGCTCGTTCTACGGACCATGCCCTTGTTCATGTACTTAAACGCAAGGACCATGGGCAACTCGTAGTAAAGCCATTGAATCATCGCAGGCTGGATGTAATCCTCCAGCAGCGTTTGGTTCAGGGCAGACGTTGAACCGCTGACCACTTGGGTAACCAATTCCCCGTACAACGGAGAGCCAACGATGGGCTGAATCCGCATCTCTTGGACCTTGACAACCGTTGGACGGATTTGCGTGTAGGATACGTTCTCGTTGATGATGCTATTGTCCAGTAGCGTTTCTTCGCTTATGAATAGTGCCTTCATGCCTTCGTAATTTTATTGCCTTTGCGGATTACCAACTGCTGCTCCCATACATGGCGACATTGGGGGCGATTCACTCCGCTGGGCGTGTGATACCAACCGCCTCTGCGATTCCATACCGAATATCCCATGATTGCAGAAATCCCGTCGATGTCGTCCCTTGTGTAAACCTTGCCTTGCCCGGCTAAGTCCAGCATGACCTTGCAGAACTGACGGCTGGAGCCTTTGTCCTTGTTGCTGAATCCCGTGGCCCATGCGTACTTGTAGCGGACCTCCAGCACAGGCTCGGCAACTTCCTTCACGCCCTTGGGCAGGTTCTGCTCGGCAATCTTGTCCACGGATCGGCTGATTGGGTAGCGGTCCTTTGTGATTAGGTAAGCGACTCGCTTGGCGACCTTGGCCTTGCTAACTCCGAACTCCTTGGCCATTTCTTCAACGCTGGCTTCCCGGTTCTTCTTGCGGTAAGCCTCAATCTTCAGGTCCAACTCTTTCTCTTCTTCGCCCAGTTCGGCAAAGGCCAAACGGATGTTTTCCTCGATGTTGGTGTCGAACCGCATCGGCTTGGAGTGCATCACATGGTAGTCGTCTGCATGGCATCCGAACTTACTTGCAACCACTTCCAAGACCTTGAACTCTTCGTCGCCCCATCCGTAGTCCTCATCCTCATCGGGTTCGCTGAACTCTTGGGACTGCACTCCGAGCATCGTGTCAATCTCTTGGGCAGACAAACCGAACCCTGCTGACAACATGGTCCGAGCCATCTCAAGCGTGATTTTCTCCTGCATATACTGCCTGACAATACGCATCAGGTTTTGGTACTCACGGCCCGACAACTTCTTGATGTTGTCGTTGCTGGCAAGTTGCTCCACGGATTGCGGTTGCTCGTCGGGTTGGGGATTAGGTCCAACCACGTCGGCAGGTTTCTCCAAAGGTTGCAGA